GTGGCCGTTCTCCCGATTCGCATCTTGGGCGATCCTGTTCTGCACGCGCCCGCGGCGCCCGTCGAAGAGATCACCGACGAGATCCGCACGCTGGTCGCCGACATGTTCGAGACGATGGACGCGGCGCCGGGCGTCGGCCTCGCCGCCCCGCAGGTGGGCGTGGGGCTCCGCATCTACACGTACTCGTATCCCGACGACGAGGGTGACGCGTGGCGCGGCGTCGTCATCAACCCCGAGTTGTGGATGCATCCGCTCGAGCCCGGGCAGCCCGATCCCGACGACGAGTCGGAGGGATGCCTGTCGTTCCCCGGCGAGCGGTTCCCGCTGCGGCGCTCCGACCGAGTCCTCGTGACCGGCATCGACGTCGACGGCGAGCCTGTCCGCATCGAGGTCGACGGCTGGCGGGCGCGCATCATGCAGCATGAGTTCGACCACCTCGACGGCATCCTCTACGTCGACCGCTTGAGCGACAGTGACTGGAAGACCACGCAGAAGGTCGCGCGCAAGCGCGGGTGGGGTCGTCCTGGTCAGTCGTGGATGCCGGGCGTCGACGACCTCGAGGCGTGAGGCGGCGCATCCGTCACCGTCGACCGGTCGTGCGAAGGGCTCGTCACGCCGGCACGACCGGCTGCCGCAGGATCGTGCGCAGCTTCGACGGCTCCACGCGGCGCGCGTCGCTGAGGTAGATCTCGTGGTGGATGCCCGTCATCCGCAGTCCGCGCGACGGGATGAACTCGTCGTGCATCCGCTCGAGAACCGGTCCCTCGTCGTCGTAGGACCCGATGTGCAGCGTCTGCACGCAGAGCCCCTCGGCAAGCGTCCCGACCCGCAGCCGGTCGAGCAGCGGGGCCTGGGCTGCCTGCTGCTTCGCGCGTGACACGAGCTCGTCGCCGACGCCGTCGGGGACGAGGATCATCGCCGTCCAGGTCCACTGCGACTTGTCGCGCGCGGACGTGAATGCCGCCTTGTCGGCCGCGTCCCACAGCGCTTCGAGGGGCGGGACGACGTAGTCGCGGCCGAGCTCGCGCTTGCTCAGGAACTTCAGCCTGTACGCCACCGGGTAGAGGGTCGCCAGCGCGTCGCGATACTCGGTCGACGTGTTCGGATCGCCCGCGCCGTCGATCATGAGGTAACGCAGCGGCGGAACCTCGACGAGGTCGAACACGCCCGCGCGCGAACGGTACGACGGCAGCTCCTTCTTCGGATCGGACTTCACCACCGCACCAGCCTGGCCCACACCGCCGACATGGGCGGGGCACCGTCCCTCTCCCCTGGTTCGCAGGAGGGCGAGACGGATGCCTCAACCTCAGCCGACTGCGCGACCGTGGTGCAGGGACTTGTCGGTGGCTCCCCCACTTGGACTCGAACCAAGAACCTATCGGTTTCCAATCAGGTGAATTGATCTACGCGAACTTCGGCGGTATGTGAGAGTCCTTTAATCTGTGCCATGACCAACGACGCTCTACTCTCACAGTTCGAACTCTGGATGCTCTCAACCGACCGCCTCGACGGCACGATTCAGCTGCGGATGCGGCACGCGCGCGAGCTGGCCCGCACGGTCCACCTGCGCACGGTGAGCGCCGAGCAGCTCGAGGCAGAGCTCGCCCGCCGCCGTACCCTCGCGCCCGAGACGCGGAAGTCGATCCTCGCGTCGTGGCACCTGCTGTTCAGGTGGGCTCACCGGCGAGGCATCCGCAGGGACGACCCGACCGCCGACCTACCCTCGATCCGAGTCCGCCAGCGCGTGCCGCGGGTGGCGCCCGACGACGACATCGAGGCCGCATTGCTCACGGCCTCGACGCGCGACCGCGCGCTCGTCATGCTCGCCCGGTACGGGTGCCTCCGGCTGACCGAGCTCACGACGCTGCACACGAGCGCTCGCGAGGGTGACCGGTTGCGGATCAGAGGCAAGGGCGACAAGGAACGCATCGTGTACGCGAACGAGCCGTTGCTGTTCGCGCTGCATGCGCTCGAGCGGGAGCAGGGGCCGGGCTATTACTTCCCCGGCCGAGCCGGTGAGCATATGCACCCGATGAGCGTCAACAAGATCATCACGCGCGTCACAGGGTGGAATCCGCACAGTCTGCGGCATGCGGGCGCGACGGCCGCGTACAACGCGACCGGCGACCTCCGAGGCGTTCAGGAGATGCTCGGGCACGCCTCGCTCGCGACGACACAGCGGTATCTGCACCTGGACGACGACGCGCGGCGACGGATCGCCGAGGCGACGGTGATCCGTGCGCGCGTGTGGATCGCGGCCTAGGATCGCCGCATGGACGAATTCATGCTCTCGCTCATCGTGTGGGTCGTCGGCGCGGCCGTGAGCATCGTGCTGCTGTACTGGATCGTTCGGCTCGCGGTGCGCCACGCGCTCGCCGAGCGCACGCCTAGGGCTCGGCCCTCCGAGGCGGTGCCGAGCCACATGGACGCGGACGGGATCTAGAGGCGCGTCGGGTTTGCGAGTGCGAGCGTCGAGACGAGCACTGCCGACGCGCCGGCGATGTTCGCGCCGAGCGTCGGGTCGTATCCCTGCACGATGATCGCCGCGGCACCGCCGAGCGCGCCCACGCTGTAGGCGATGCGACGCGCCCACAGCGGGAGGATGCTCGGGTCAGATGCCGCGACGAGCTCGGTGATGGGCTGCTCGAGCGAGCTCGCATCGTCGGGGATCGCCCCGGCCGCGGCCAGACGTGCGCGCCGCTCGGCGCGCGTGTTCGGATTGGTCATCGTCTGTGTCCTTTCAGGTGGGTTTCGACTCGTACAAGCCGGGTGTGGTTGAGCGTCACGGCGCCTATCACGCCGGCGACCGCAACCGCGAGCCCCCCGACGATGCGATAGAGCGTGCGGAACCATCCGCGAGTTTCGTGGTGCCGCTCGTCGAGCTCTTCGCGAAGGTTCCGCGGGTGGTCGTTCTCGACCTGAGCGCGCGTCGCCTGCGTGTCTCTGCGGATGCGGGGCGCGATGATCGCGGTCACGATCGCGGCGACGATCGCCGCGACGGCCGCGATGAGCGCCGCGCTGATCTGCGCGACCTCGCTCGTGACATCGATGCCGCCGATCATGCGTCGGGGATGCGCGCCAGGTCGGCCGCGGTCACGACGTTGCGCGCGTAAGGCACCTTCTCACCGGCCGCGGCATATGCCGCTTTGATCACGGTCCACTCGACATTGGTGATGCCGCGCTTGCGGCCGTCCTTGAGCTCGTAGACGGTACTGCCGTCCTTGGGCTTGGTGAAGATGCGAGCCATGGGGTCGTCCTCCTGTTCTGGTGGCTTGGGCGTGGGCACTACCGGCTGGGCGCCGCCGCCGGCAGACGACGGTGGTCGGACGCGCGCCGCGAACCATTCGGTCGGGTTCTCGGTCGTGTATGCGCCGCCCGCCCAGTAGCGGATTTCGACGTGATCACAGGGGCCGGTCGCGTTGCCGGTGAAGCCCATCCGGCCGAGTGTCTGGCCCTCGAGCACCGTCTGACCTTTGCGCACGGCGATCGCGCCGACGTGGAATCGGCAGACGGTGACGGTGCGGCCCGATAGCGGGTCGCGCGAGTCGACGACGATCGCGTTGCCGGCCGCGCTGTTCAGCCAGCCGGCATGCGTCACGGTGCCGGGCAGAACGGACTTGAGCTCGTCGTATCCGACGAAATCGGTGCCGTAGTGGAACGAGAACGCGCCGCCTCGCCGTGGCCCGTAGGGCGAGGCGACGATGGGAGCGGTGGTGCCGCCGTGAGGATACCGAGTCATGATGCGGCCTCGAGACGCTCGAGGCGCGCCTCGAGCTCGGCGTTGCGCGCGTGCAGCCGCCCGACTGCCGCCATGAGGTAGCTGATCACGTCGAACGAGTCCGGTCGCCCCTCGGCGTCGTAGACGACGAACGCCTCGGTCGTCGGGTTCGCTGCCAAGTCCTCTGCGATCGGGCCGTAGCGCGGCGTCTCGCGCGCGTCGCCGTTCATCACGTAGCGCGCGATCGGAACCTCGAGCACGTCGGGCAGGTTCGGCTCGCGATCGATGTCGTGCTTGTACCGTTCCGACGATGCGCCGCGCGAGACGCGGCCGTCGTTGTTGATATAGCCAACCGTGTAGTCGCTGGTCGCCGGCGTCGACGACGGCACGAACACGTGACCGCCCGAGACGACGAGACTGCCGTTGATCGTGCCGCCGGTCGTCGGCAGACGCGCGCTCACGGCGCCGTCGACGTACTGCTTGTTCGCGGTATGCAGGGGTGCGGTCGGGTCGACGCACGCGAGCTTGCCGGTCGAGTTGTAGCGCGGCAGTTTGTTCGCGCCGAGGATCGGGTCTGTGTAGGTGTCGAGCTTGTCGACGGTGAGCGGCAGAGAGAGGCCGAGGTTGAGGCGTGCGCCCTCGGCGGTGGTCGCGCCGGTGCCGCCACGATCGAGGCCGAGAACCGCGGCCGTGCGGCGCGCGATCTCGTCGAGCACATAGTTGATCCATGCATCGAGGTCGGCCGCGGCCTCGCCGCCGGTCATGACCTCGAGGCCGGCAAGCGCGGCGTCGACTCCGATGTTGGGATCGTCGGGATCGAATGGCATTTTGGTCCCCCTTTACAGGTCGTTCACGGTGCCGACGAGAGCGTCGACGGTGCCGAGCAGAGCGTCGACGCTGCCCTCGATCAGATCTGACGTGCGGCTTGCCACGTCCATGCGGTCAGTTGCGAGGTCGAACGCGACCCGCGACGTGCGGCCAAGCTGCACCGGCGCGCCCTCGAGCGTGAACCGCGCGGGCTGCTCGGCGTGCGTGCGCCAGTCGGCGACGAGCGTCACGGTGACCTCTCGGCCGCGGCCTTGCGCCCGTCTGACGGCGTATTCGGATCGGCCGGGGCCGACGTATGCGGCATCCACGACGACGCGGTTCACGACGGTCGGCGGGCTGTTGAGCTCGTAGTAGTCGACCTGATCGGGCAGGACGCGGGCGGGGTCGCGGTAGATCGTCGCCTGTGCGTCGCACCATAGCCCGCGATCGAGGTCGATCACGTCCTCGCCCTCGATCATGTTCACGCCCTCGCGGACGCTGAGCGTGCCGGGCGCGCTGTAGTTCTCGCCGCGCAACGTCCAGCGCCGCTCACCGTCACAGACGAGCCGTAGGCCGGCGGCTTGCACGAGCGGATGCAGGAAGTCGAGAGCCGAGTCGCCGGCGCGCCACACGAGCGCCTCGGGTCGCCGCTCGACGAACGGCACGCGGACGCTCGGCGAGGCGTGCGCGGTGTCCCCCGACCACTCGTACGAGTAGTTCGCGTCGTCGGGCTGCGCGCCGTCGAAGTAGGGCACCGCCCGGTCGCCTTCATGGAACATGAGCGCATCGCAATATGAGAATTCGCCGACGGCGTTGCCGAACGAGCGAATATGCAAGGTCGCCGAGCGGGCACCCGCGGGCGCCTCCGCGATCTGCTCGAACCGTTCCCATTCCGTCGTCGATCCGACGACGGGCCCGAACACATCGCGGATCGTGGCGCCGCCGGCGTCGACGAACCGAATCATCGGCTGGTAGTCCTTGTTCAACCCACCCTTGCCGGCGAGCACCCACCCGCTGAAAACGTGCCGTTCGCCGGCGCGCACCGGATAGCTCGTCGTGCCCGAGATGTACGCGGTCGCCGCCGAGGCCGTCCAACGGAACGTAGCCACGCCCGAGACGGTCGGCGGGACGGCGCCGGTAATCCGCGAGACGGCAGACGTGCCAGTGCCGGCGCCCCAACCGGTCGTATTGACCTCGGCCGAGGGGTTGGTGATCAGGTTGGTGACCTCCCAGTACGGCGTAACGTCTGCGTCGGCGTCGGGAGTCGCCTCGAGCGCGGCGCCAGGGATCACCGCGGCGAGCACATTGTTGATCACGTCTCGGAGCGAGCCGGCGAGGTCGAACAGGTCGACATCGGCGCCGGCGCGGAACGTCTCGAGCAGCGCCTCGTCGGACGCGAGAGTGACGCGACCGAACGCGCCGCGGCCGTGCCGGATCGGCCGCGACCTGAGCGACAGATCGAACGTGCGCGTCTGCGTCGTCGTCGGGAACGTCGCCGTCACGTCGAGCCGCACGCGAGCCGCTTGCCGCGGATCGAGCACGAGCTGCAGAGCCTCGTCGGGCAGAGCGATGTCGACGTTCGCCTCGACGTGCGGCGCGCGGCCGTCGTCGAGCACGATCCTGCCGGCGCGGCGGATGCCGAGCGGGTACTCGTCCTCGCCGACGACGAGCGTCGCGGTGTACTCGTGCGCTGATCCGGTCACGATTGGACCTCGCGGAACGGCACAAACACGGTCGTCTCGCCGGCGAGGCCGGGCTCGAGCAACACCCGCTCGCCCTCGGGGATCACGAACTGCATGCCCACGCCCGGCCGCGCGGTCGACGAGAGCGTCAGCGCCTGAGGCTTGGTCAGCGCCGCCATGGCGGCATCCGCGTCCGTCGCGCTCGCGAACACGAGCCGGAACGAGCCGACGCGCAGATCGAACGGCCGCAACGTGTAATCGACGTTCTCGCTGTTGCTGATCGGGTGCACGATCGTGCCGGCGGTGCGCTCGGCGCGGTACTCGGCGAACGAGTCTGGAGTGATCGTGCCGGCGTCGTGCGTGATCGTCGTCGTGCTGCTCATTGCCACGCCCTGCCCTGACCCGGTCGCATGTTGACGGTGATGCCCTGCGCGGCGCGGTTCTGCACGGTGCGCCACCAGTTCTCGAAGCCGGCGTTGTTCATCTGCACGCCGATCGTGATGGTGCGGTCCTTGATCTGGTTCACGATGTCGCGCACGCGCGCCGAGTTGTCGACGGCATCGCCCATCGCGTCACGGTAAGCTTCGGCCTTCGACGCGGCGGTGCCCGTGTCCCGCTGAATCTGCGCAATCCATTCCGTCTGCTCCCCGAACTTCGCGTTGACCGCATCGACGGCGGTCGCCTGCTCGCTGATGCTCCCGCCGGCCTCACGGATCTTCTCGAGTTCGTCGTCGCGCTGCTTGACGTAGGCGGCGTGCACCTCGGATATCGCCAGCTGGTCGCCGGCCATGGCCCGCAGCACCGTGCCGATTTCGACGCCGGTGTCCTTCACGCGCTGCTGGGCATCCGCCCACTTGCCGGCGTCACCCTGAATCTCGCGGATCGCCTCACCGACGAACTCTTCGGTGACGAACGTGCGACCGCTCTCGGTGAAGTCGTCGTACATCGCCTTGACGCGCGCCTCGGAGTCCTCGGCCGCCTGATGCCACGCCGCGAAGAACGCCGCGGCCGTCGCGCCGAGGATCGCGACAGGAATGCCGATGCCGGGTGTGAGCGAGGACGCGAGCCCGCCGGTGAGACCCTGCACACCCTCGGCCATTTGCGAGAGGTCGCCGTCGAACGACGACGCCACTTCTGAGAGGTTCTGCACGGCCTCGTCGCGGAAGCCCTTCATGTTCTCGCCCGCGTCGACCTTGAACCGGCCCGCCGCGTCACCGGCCGAGCGGTACGAGTCGCGATACTCGCGCTCGATCGCGCGCGCCGTGCGCTCCGTCTCATCCTTGAGGTTCTCCGTTGTGCGCTGCGCGGTGCGCAGCTCGCGCTCGAGCTCATCGGGACCGCGTGAGCGGCCGAGCTCGTCGAGCGCCTTCTCGGCGTCCTCGAGCGGGTCGATGATGCCCCGCTCGACGCCCATCTTGAACGCCTTCGTCTCGGAGTTGATGACGATGCTGATGTCGCCGGCGGCCACTACCTGCCCACCTTCTCTCTGAGCTCGTGCACGGTGCGAATCGTGGTCTGCACGACGAGCGACGCCATGCGCGGGATCACCTCACGCGCGGCCGGGAATACGACGTAGCCGCCGCGGCGGGGCGGGTTGAACCGGGTGCCGAGACGACGAGTGTGCGCGCGCACAGGGTGCCCCTTGCGGGAGTGCGCGGGAACCCGCTGCTGCTTGTTCGGCGACGCGCCGAACGCGACAGCATGCGAGAGCTGCGAGGTCGGGGTGCCCGACGACAGCCGCCCGCCGCCGCCGGCGCGCAGCGTGACCGACAGGCCGGAGACGCCGACGCGGCTGGTTCCCGCGAGCACGCGCTGTTGGAGGCGTGAGAGCGCGTGCTCGCGGGTCGTCTCCTGCCACACCGGCTCGGCGATCCGCTTGGTGTGGCTCGTGATCTGCTTGCGCACCTCGGGCTCGAGCCCCCGGAACGCGAGCCAGACGGTGCGCAGCGGGGAGTCGATCAGCAGCGAGATGCGACCGACGCCGGCCATGATCAGACCGGGTACGTCGTCTGGGGCTTGCCGTTGGCCTGCAACTGCTTCGCCCACAGCGCCGGCGAGTTCGCGGTGCCGCCCTTGTTGACGGCCGCGCACACGACGGTTCCGACGTGGGTCGCGCCCGAGGGCTCGGTGATCGTCGCCTCGACCTCTTCGCCCTCGTGCGCGTCGAGGTACGCGCTGAGGCTGTTGGCGGTCGACCAGTCCTGGCATCCGGCAAGGTCGAGGATCCACGACGATTCGCCGCCGAAGTTCACGGCCTTGCCGCTGAGGTCGACGTACTGCCCGGTGGGCTGGGTGGGCACGTACTCGGCCTTGCTCAGATGCGCGGTGAATGAGTCCTCGCCGAGCGTGAATGTGGCCTTGAACAGATGCGGGTTTGCTGCGATCTCAGGCATCGCCGGTCTCCTTTGCGGTGATCACGGTGAGCTCGATAGCCCACCCGAGGTAGGTGTCGTGAACAGATGTCTTGCGTGCGTTTCGGAACTCGAGCCGGTCGTCGGTGTCGAGGTCGGTGATGAGCTCGAGCACCGGCACGTCGAGCGCATCCTCGGCTTTCGAGTAGTCGGTCAGGTGAGACAGCACCGTCACGACGACCGTGCTCTGCACGTGCCCGAACGGCGACACCTCGAGCGGGTCGATGCCCGTGTGCTCGATGAACAGCGTCGGCCGCGCGAGCGTGTCGACCTGCTTCACGGTGTGTGGCTTCACCGTCCACTCGTCGGAGACGAACGGGGCGAGCATGGCGGCGACCTGCGCGCGGACGCTAGAGGACATGGGGCTTCCCGTCGATCGGGCGGATGATCGACTTGATCGTCCGGTCGAGCGGTCGCGGTGTGAAGGTGAAAGCGCCGTCGCCGAGGTTCCCGTCGCTGGACACGCGGCCCGCGTTCCACAGGTTCACGGCCTGTTGCAGCTGCGCGTACACGTAGCGGCGCGGCGGGTCCGTCAGGTCGTCGAGCTCGAGCACGGCGAGCACGTCGACGAGCTTGTGCGTGAGCCCGAACCGCTCGAGCACGGCCGCGACCGCGGCCTCGGCCGTACCCGGATCGGGAGCGTAGACAACGACCTGTTCCCGGGCGACCTCGAGCAGCATCTCGCACGTCTCGGGCCGGTCGAGCGGCGCATCCGGCCACTCGCCCAACAGGCGACCCTGGGCGGCCTCCTGTTCCTCGGGTGTTCCCCCCGTGGTGGTGTACCACTCGGTCATTGCCTACGCTCCCTGGGCCGATCAGACGTCGGCGGTGCCGACGAGCACGAACGCCTCGGGACGCTTCACGAACGTCTGCAGGTATCCGTGCACGGCCTTGTCGATGCCGCCCTTCGCGATGTCGACCGCATCGATGAGCAGCGGCCCGCCGGCGGGCTCGTCGAAGTCGATGCCGCCCTTCGCGCCGACGAGAACCGCGGCGGTGTCCTCGATGCCGACATCGCCGTTGACGACGGTGATTCCGCCGTCGACGGTCCCCTGCCCGCTCGTCGAGAGCGCGATGTTGACGAACGCGGGCAGGTTCTGCTCGCCGCCCGCGGCGTAGATCAGCTCTTCGAACGCGGCGTCGTTCGCGATCGCGAACGTGGGCACGTCGCGGCGACCGTCCGCCTTGCGCTTGCGCACGGCCAGGATGCCCTGGATGAGCTGCCCGAGCGCGTCGGGGTAGTTGGTCGGGAACGCGGCCGTGTTCGGCGCGACCGGCGCGCCCGCCGTCTCGACGATGTACTCGAGCGCGGTCTCGTCGGACCAGACGAGGTGGTCCTCGACGATCAGCGCGAGGAACGCGGCGACCGCCTCGGCGCCGCCGGGCAGGTCGTAGAACGCGCGCGCGATGTCCTCGGCGATCGCGAACTGGTCGAGCACCGACTCGTGCGTCGTGGTGAAGCCCTTGTAGCTCTTCACCTCGCTCTTGTTGCCGGTGTAGGTGCCGTCGAAGTTGCCGGTGACCGGCGCGCCCGCGGTGCCTCGCTTGACCTTGAAGCCCTTCTTGCCGCCGAGCGAGATGTCGGTGCCGTGGTTGCAGAGGCCGATGTACTCGCGCGAGTAGGGCACGCCCTGCGCGATGAGTCCGACCCAGTTGGGCTGGACCACGCCGGCGCTCGTGAGCGGGGTCGCACCGCCGGGCGTGATGTCCTCGAGCGCGGCGAGCACGGTGTGCACGTCGGGCAGAGAGGCCAGCACGGCCTCGGCCGCGTCGCGGTCGGCCTTCGGCGTCATCTTGTTCTTCATCGTCGCGATCGACGCGAAGATCGTGGCGAGCGACGGTCCACGCTCGAGCGTGCGCGCCGGCGCGTTGGCCTCGGTCACGGGGACTGCCCCGGCCTCGACGGTGGTCGTCTCTTCGGTGGGCATGGCCCCCTCCTGTTCTCCTTCGGTTTCCTCGACGACGGTCGTCGTCGAGGTCGTCTCGCGGCCGTTCTCGGTCGCGGTCGTCGCGGTCGTCGTCTCTTCGACGCGCCGCCACGTCACGCCGTTCTCGTCCGTGTACTCGGTGACGTAGCGGCTCGAGCTCTTCGACTCGTCGGTGTCAGCGGCGAGCACCATCGCGGACGGGAACGCGCCGGCCGGGACTGCCCCGGCGCCCCACAGTCGTCCGCTGCCGGGGACCGCCTTGCCCGCCTTGATCGCGGTGTGGAACTCGCCCGACAGGCACTTGCGCTTGGGGGTCGCGCTCGCGACGTCGGCGAGGTAGGCGTCGCCCTCGGGCGTGTTCGCGATCGCGAAGGTGGCCATGATCCCGACCGGCTCTTCCCACACGCGGGATGCCCGGCCGATGTTCTGCGAGCGGTCGTGGTCGAGGTTCAGGCTGATCACGGCCGGGTCGGATGGGAGCGCCAGCGCGCCCGCCTCGACCATGAACCGGCCGGCGTTGGTGTGCCCGAGCTCGTTGAACGGTACGAGCAGCCCGGTCACGGTGCGCTCGTCGAGGTTCGCGAGAACCTCGCCGCCTTCGTATTCGATCAGATCGGGGTCCATGATCAGTCCTCGCTTGCCTCGGGGTCGGTCGGATTGGGAGCCGCCAGGAATCGGGAGGTGTCGACGCGGATGTATTCGCCGGGCGGGCACACATCGTCGAGCGACAGACGCCCCTCCCACGAGCTCGAGTACTTGTCGAGCCCGTAGTCCCACAGCTCGTTGCGGCCCGCGCCGTTCGCGACGCCGCTGTAGCGCATCTCGGTTCCGCCGCCGCCGCCGCCCTGCCGCACGCCCTCGACCATCGACGCGGGCAGACCTGCGTGGTTCGCCATGTCCAGGCGGTTCGCGTTGCGGCCGGACTCGAACAGATCAGCGGGCACCGCGCCGCTGTAGTTCGGCTTGACCCACTCGGGCCGCATCGCCGTCGCACCGTTCTCGGCCTTGCGGCCCGCGATCCACAGCTGCCTGAACTCCTCGCGCTCTTCCTTCGACCACGCATCCCAGCGCTCCCCGGTCAGCTCGAGGTCGGTCTGCGGAATCGGATTCTTGATGCGGTCGCGGTAGGCGGCGGCAATCTCCTGCGCATCGCGGATCGTGTCGGCCGCGTCGATGAGCATGCCGTTGGTGCCATACCCGAGCGGGATCACGACGACGCGCTGACGATACTCGGCGGGGATCGAGGTCGACACGCGGATCTTGTCACCGTCGAGTCGCCACATGGTGCCGAACGGCAGATGCATCGCGTCGACCGGATACCTACCGGCGTCGTCCAGCTTGAACCCGATGGCGGCGATGCCGTGCGCGAACTGATCCGCCGCGACGCCCCATCGCAGATGCCGCGGCGAGACGCCGCTCTTGGATGACACGAGCCAGCTCGGCTGCTCGGCGAGTCGCTGCCCGCCCGCCGCGTACTGAACCCACGGCATCCGCGACAGCACACCGCACACGACCTCGAAGGATCGCTTGTACGCGGGCACCTTCATCGCCGCGGCGTGATCGAGGATCGACTGCTTCGCGTCGGCGAGGTGAGCCTTGAGGTCGTCGGGGATGAACACGGTCTGCACGCTGTCTTGCGGGCTCATCCACGTGAGCAGCTGCGGAGCCGGCATGGATGCCGCGGGGCCGAGTAGCCAATCGCCGAGGGAACGCCAGATGCTCACGGCGGAAACCGTAGCATGCACGGCGTGCATGATCTTGCACCCACCGAGCGGCCCCGGCGTGTCGTCAGAACTGCACGGCGTCCTTCGGGCTCACGGTGCGCGGCTGGTCGTCGAGGAAATGCAGCGCCAGGGATGCCGCCTCGAGCGCGCAGATGTCGGCCTCGGGGTCGGACTTGGGCGCGCCGAACCGCCACGATCCGTAGTTGCCGAACGACTGCCGCGTTGCGATCTGCACCGCGTCGCTGAGCACGTCCTGCCGGAAGTGCACGACGGTCCCGGCCTCGAGCTCCTGCATGAACCGGACGGCGGCGAGCGGAATGTCGCGCGTCTTGGTCGGGTGCAGGTCGGGCCGGATCGGCACCTTCTCGATCTTCCGAGCGATGATCGCGGTGTGCCCGTAGTCGTCGTACACGAGACGCTTGCGCCGCATCTTGAGCAGCACGTCTCGGTCGAATCCCTCGGTGCCGCGCTGATGCAGCCACACCGCGACCGCCCGGCGGCGGGGACGCTCGGCCTCGCCGGCGAGCTCGAGCGCGTTGGTCACGAGGTCGGCGGGCTCGTCGTAGTCGAACGCGACGGCGAGAGCAGCGTGCGTGCCGAGGTGGTGCACCTTCATCGCGGCCGAGAACCTGTCGGGCATCGGCACGTCGGCGATGTCGATATCGACGGCGGCGCGCTCCCACCATGCCGGCGGGATCACCGAGTCGGCGTTGCCTTCGAGGCCGAACTGCCCGCCGTACTCGAGCAGGAACTTGTCGCGCGGGAAGCTGTCGTAGCTGCGCTTCACCGCCTCGATCGGCGTCGTGTAGCCGACGCCCGGATGCGACATCTCGATGAGCTCGCGCATGCGCCCGCGCGGATGCTCGGGTGTCGGCTCCCACGACTCGTACTCGGCGGGGTCGGTTGTCTCGGGGATGCCGTGCCACGCGACCGCCGCGTCGGGGTTGTTCAGCGCCTTCCACAGAATGTTGCCGGTGCGGTACTTCGTGCCGGTCCCGGCGATGATGAACTGCGCGCCGGGCTTGGTGTCCATGGTCGGGATCACCGCGACCTCGACATCTTCGCTCTGCTCGACGTCGGCCTCGCCGCCCTCGTCGCCGAACGCCGCGTCGAACCCGCCCGACCGGAACCCATCGCCGTTCGGCGTGTACACGTTGAGGTAGCTGCCGGTCTGTGTGAAGTGCAGATGCTCGGTGCCCTTGCCCACGTTGATCTTGATGGGGCTCTTGCGCGGGTCGGGGTAGAGCCGCTCGAGGTGCGTCACGATGTCCTTGCGGAACCGCTCGCCGGCCTTCGCGCCGGTCGTGAACATCGTCCACCCGACGTTGTAGTCCTCGCGGTGGTAGCAGCGCCCGACGAGCACGGCCTGTATCGCGGTCGTCTTGGTCGCGCGGCGGGGCTCGTCGATGGCATTGAGGAATCGGCCGGCGGCGAGCACGTCGGCGATGAGCAGCTGGATCGGCGACGGGCCGGTGCCGCCGTCGCCCGCGCGCATCCGGTGGTCGAGGCGGAGCAGCCGCGCGCCCTCGATGAACTCGCCGCGAGACTGCTCGGTCGTGACGAGCTCGGTCAGGCGGATCGCGTGGAACCGCTCGGCGTGCGACCGCCACTCGAGCCAGTTGGCCTCGGACCACAGATCAGAGAGCGTCGGCGTCACCATTCCCTCGGCTCCTCGAGAGTTGCGATCGCCGCCGCTTCGCCGCGGCTGAATCCGAGCGACCGGAGAAACGCGGCGCGGCTCGCCCATCGCATGCAGCGGACGCATGACCGGCCGCGGTTGCGATCGTGGCGGCGGCGGCCGAGCCACGTGCGCGGCTCGCGATACAGGAAACATGCCGGGTCGGTGGTGAGGTGTCGGGCGTTCATCTGAACCTCCAGTTCAGGGGAAGGGATGGCTGTAGAGCCGAAGGCGGGGGTGACACGAGCGACCAAAAAAGACCGGCCACGCGCCAGTTCAACAGCCCGCGCGATCGGCGAGGCGGCGGCGGCATCCGGCGTCGAGCGTTGGTCATCGCCGCGCCGAGCTGCCCGCCGGCCGACCGGTTGCCTCGGCACGTCGTGCTCTTGCGCCGATGCTCGGGGGCCAGGTTCTCGAGGCCCGGCCCGCCGCTCGGGTCGAGGTGGCCGACGTCGAACTGCTCGGCCGGATCGATCGGGCGGCGGCACCGCCAGCAGATCACGTCATCGCCGAGGCGTCGGGCTCGAGCGACCTGAGCGCGCACGATGCGAGCGTTGCGCACGTACTCGGGATCGCGATGCTTGGCGGTCATGCTGCACCGCCCGGTCTAGGTGGTCCAACTGGATCGCTACTCTCTACTCTTTCTCTCTCTGCGTAATGGGTTGAGAAGTAGTTGGACCGCTTGGACCACCCGCCCCCCCCCCACTGGGATCGAGGTTGGACCACGCCTGGACCGCACCTGGACCACTCACCTGGACCACAGGCCACTAGTGGCCGAAGGCTCGTATCTTCATGGGGTGCGGGGTGTGCGAGGTTGGACCGCGGCCGCACCTGGACCGCGCTGCTTGGACCGCTGAGGCTCATGCGTCGGAGCTCCCGAGGATGACGCCGATGCCGTCGTAGTGCCACGTGCGGGCGAGGCCGACGCGGGGACGCGACTTGGTGATCCCGACGCCCTTGAGGCGCACGCCGAACGGGCCGGAGGCGAGCGCCGAGTAGCCGTTGCGGCGGCACCAGTTGGAGTACTTGCGGTACACGTCGGCGCAGGGGCTCGACTGGTCGGCCTCGACGAACACGTGTTCGTCGTCGTCGAGCCAGAGCATGAACGGGTCGGCGTCGTTGTGCAGCCGCTCGGTAGCCTCGCGGGCCGCGTCGGGCGGCGCGAACTTCCCGCGCGCCATGAGCCGGCGTAGCCCGTCCATCGCGAGGTTGAAGATGCCCGGTATGTCGTCGAGTAGCACCTGCTCGTCGAACGCGCCGAGCTCGTCGACGCGCCGGTTGAACTCGATGACCTCCCAGCGACGTCGCCAACCGATCGAGCTGTCAGAGGTGCGGAAGTACTCGTTGGATGCGAACACCGGGACCGCGTAGGGCACGAACTCGAACGACTGCCCGAACTTGCGGGATGCGCTGATCGAGTCGCCACCGGTGATTTCCTTGAGCACCTGCGGATCGGACAGGAACCGGCTCGAGAGGTCGCCCGAGATGTTCGCGATCTTGCCGTACAGGCCGCTCGTGGCGAACCGGTCGTCGACGAGCTGGTGCAGCGACACGCTCGAGTAGTTCTCGCGGCCGAGCATCGCGCGCAGCAGCCGCATGAGCGTGCCCTTGCCGTTCCCGCCCTCACCGTGGAAGAGGATGATCTTCTGCAGCGGGTTGCCGGTCATGAGCAGGTAGCCGATGACCTCCCACATGTGGCGGATGAGCTCGGGATCGTCGCCGAGCACCTGCTCGAGCCATTCCCGGAAGGCGTGCGGGATCGCTTGCGGGTCGTGCACGATCGGGAGCTTGGTGAGCGCGCCGAGCGCGGGCGTGTGAGGCTCGAGTGTGTCGTCGGTCCACCAGTAGATGCCGTTGGCGAGCACGATGTAGTCGAGCCGGCCGCGTGGGAGGTCTGGCAGACCGACCTCCGGCACCTCGACGTTGAGCAGGTGCGCGGCGACCTGTCCCTCGACCGTCTTGGAGTAGCGGGCGCCGAGCTCGCGCGCGACACGCTTGGTCACGATGTTCTCGTCGCGCACGAATACGCCGTCGCGGTACTCGTAGAGCTCGGAGTCGACGCCTCGGCCGAGCGGCGTCGGCTCGACCGCGATGTGCGCGGCGAGCAGGGTCGTGTCGAGCCGCCCGGTGTCAGGGTCGATGTACGCGGCCGTCATACGTACTCCCCCGGCACCACCGTGCGACCGTCGAACGTGACGCCGAACGCGGTCGCGGGCTCGGGCACACGGATCGTCATGTGATGCCGGTGCCAATCCGGGTTGCAGTCCCAGGCGTGCTCAGTCCAGCCGGTGCCGCTGCACATGCGGCAGGGCGCACCTCTGTAGTCGACGAGCTCGTCGGTCCACGGGTCGCGGACGCTCGTCCTCCCGGAGCCGATGCACGAGACGCAATACCCGCAACGGGCGATCCGACCCATGCCGTCGACGTAGGCCCCGTAGACGTCGCTCCACGTCAACGGGGCACGCCCAGACTCGCGGCATCCGTGGGTCGCGGTGTCCCGGTCGGGATGCTTGCACGACCACCTGCGCGCCTCGGGAACGATCTCGGCCACGTCGGGCAGGGTCCACTCGTCGCCGAGCAGCTCGAGCAGATCACTCATCGTCGAACCCTTCGAGCATGCGACGCACGCGCTCGCGGCCGTCCGCGATCCACATGCCGATGACGGTCGCCCACAGGATCACGATGAGCGGAATCGCGATGGGCAGCGGGATCTCGTCGGGATTCATGCGAGCACCATCACGAGCGCGACGAGCGAGGATGCCGCGATGAACGCGGCGATCGAGGCCGCGATCTGCCAGGCGTCGGGCCGCTCACGGCGATAGCGCATCTTCTCGTCTTCAGGGCGGTACATCACGACTCCCGTCCGGTCGGTTCGTGGGCCAGCTCACTCACGCGCACGATGTGCGTCGGGTCGTGTTGTTCGTTGTGCTGTTCCGCGTCGATGACGGCCTCCATCGTCGGGGCCGAGTAGTACCCGACCGGATAGGTTGGGCCGTGCCAGTTGATGCCCGATTCGCCGACTGTGCATTCGTCGCACCAAGCGGTGTATCCGGTCGTCTTGCGGGGCTTGTCGAGCTTGATCCCGAGCGTGTCGACATAGACCTCGACGCGCGATTCGGTGACGTTCGCGGGCATCACTGCTCCCTATCTGTCGATGCCCGGCGCACGTTGGGCTCGGTCATGATCGTCGAGAAGAGGCGCGCGTATCCCTCGGCCGCGGGACCATCGGCGAGCGAGAGCGCGAGCGTGCCGAGCGCGCGCCGGGCATCCTCGATCCACATGCGGCCGGCCTCGTCGTCGCGGTTGCGCTCGTACTCGAACTGCGCGTTGGTGATCGCGAACAGCGCGGCCTCGAGCTCGCGCCATTGCAGCTGCCGCACGGCATCCGGCGCGTCGGGCGCGGGGTCGGGGCTCGTCGGGATCAGTGCGTCGAGGCCGCGGCGTCGAGCCGGCGTGCGGCCGATCAGGTCTGCATCGAAGTATCGGTAGTTGGTCATGATGCTCTTGCCTCCTGCACGGCGGCATCGAGCGCCGCCCATCGTTCAGCGGTCTGGTTGCGGGCGGTCTGCGCGTCGTAGTCGTCGAGGATTTCGCGGATGCGTGCCGCGTGTTCCTGCGGCGCGACGGCGCGCCAGTACCAGTAATTGAGGTCTGCCTCGAGCTGCTCGAGCCGGGCGCGCACGACGGCCGCGCCGGCGTGGAACCCGTCGCGCCAGAGGTCGGCGAGCACCGGCGGGAGCTCGTGCGGTTGCGCGCGCCCCTCGATCACGTCGAGGGCGGTCGGGCGGCTCATGACTCGTCGCCCCACGACTCGCCGCGTGCGAGGATCGCCTCGACGGCCTGAGAGTCGAACCGGCGATGCCCGGACGGGAGCCGCCGAGGCTCGAGCACGCCGGCGGCGACGTAGCGGTTGAGCGTGCTGCGGGATATGCCGAGAGCCTCCATTGCCTCGGCGGGCGTGAGCGACGTTGCGTCACGCGGCGATCTATGCACGTCGTGGATAGCCATGCCAGGCACCGTAACATGCATGTAGTGCATACCGTGCCAATTTGCGCCAAGTAATTGCAGGTTGACACGGTTTGGCATAGTCTGCCGCCATGAGCAACGTCGTGAAGATGCCCGAGCGCCGCCCGGTGAATCAGCGTGTCGGCCTCAACGTGAGCCTCATCATGATGATGAGAGGCAAGACGCAGCTCGAGCTCGCGCGCGTGCTCGGCGTCACCCAGTCATCGGCGAGTCGGCGACTCAGCGGGCTCTCGCCATGGACCCCGGATGAGCTCGAGGCGACCGCCGCGTTTCTGAAAGTCTCGGTCGGTCGCCTCTTCGAAGAGCTCCCCCACTTGGACTCGAACCAAGAACCTATCGGTTAA